CGCGTACTTCGCCCCTCGCCCCGCTTTTAATCTTAAATCTTCTATCGTTGTATCTGACAGCACAGATGCCGATGGATGCTATACGGTTGAGAGCGTGCCGGGAAAGAGCGGCGGGCTGTATGTCAAGCAGAATGGCGTGTGGGTGCAGGCCACTTGACAGAGGGGGCGGCGGGTGAGCGTCGTCGCGGGCTGCGTATCACTCGCCGCCCCGCAAACGGGACGGCTCGCTCGCTCCGCCGCTCCTCCTTTTCGCCCGCGACCCGCTGTGCTGGGCTCGCGGGCGAGACCGGGGCAAGGCCCAGCACAGCGGGCTTGCCCCGGAGAGGACGAGCAACGGATTGGAGCGGATGCCCGCCGGGAGGCGGGCGGAGCGGAAAGGAGTTTGTGAGGACGATATGCCGACCATCAACGAGGTGCTGGAGCGGGTGAACCGGGCGAGGCCGGACGCTCTGGACGACAAGACAAAAGCCGGGTGGCTCATTGAGCTGGACGGCAAGCTGTACCGGGAGGTTATCCTGCGGCACCGGCTGACCGGCGGGCGGGACCCGCGCGGCCCCATCGCCGTGTGCCCGGTATGCGGGGACACGGCGGCGCTGACCTGGGACCGGGTGATGGACAGCAACCAATGTACGGCCTGCGGCTGGACGGACATCCCCCAGACGGTGCGGCAGTACCCGGAGGACGGAGACAAGCCGCTGCTGGTGGAGGCCCCCTACGACAATCTGTACGACCTGTATGTGATGGCGCAGGTGGACTTCTACAACCGGGAGGCGGACAACTACAACAACTCGGCGCTGGCGTTCAACACGGCGCTGGACGAGTACAAGAAGGACTACCACCGCAGCCACGCGCCCATCGGGGCGGGCTGGGTGACCAATCTCTTTTGAGGGGAGGCGGGAACCATGAAACTGCCCTATCTGACGGCGGCCACGGGCAAGAACCGCAAGCAGATCATCACCTTCGGCGGGGTGAATTACAGCCGGGACACCCACGACGGAGAGCTGCTGGAGAGTTTCGGCCTCTCCTCCGCCCAGTTCCCATGCCTCAGCCAGCGGGCGGGGCGGAAAAAGTACGCCGACTACACCAGCCCCACGGCGCTGTATGCGCGGGGAAAGCTGTGCGTGGTGGACGGCACGGACTTCCTCTACGGCGGCAAGGTGGTGGGCCAGGTGACCGCCGGAGAGAAACACATCGCCACGATCAACACCAAGATCGTGATATTCCCGGACAAGGCATACTACGACACGGAAACAGAGGAGTTCGGCAGCCTGGGGGCCTCTTACCCTGGGTACGCTGGGGATGTGACCTTTACGGCAAACACCCTGGCGGTGCCGGAGAAAAGCTACATCGACCAAGCCTATGAGGACGCAGCCACGGTGTCGGGAGTGGATGCCGGGGCCTCCATCACCGCCTATACCGGGGCCAGCGTGAACAAGAGCACCGGGGCGCTGACCATGACGGGCGGCACGGCGAAAAATCCCCCGGACCTCAAGGCCGGGGACATCATCCAATACGAATGTGACAGCTCCAAGGAGTACATGGTGGTGCAGAGCAGCGCCCTCCAGAGCGACGGCACCTACCAGATCGGCTATGTGCTGCATGAGGCGGTGCTGCATGAGTACCCCAACTTCGAGGAACTTTTCAGCGCCGGGGACGCAATCGACATCTCCGGCTGTACCACGCTTGCCAAAAACAACGGCAGCCATATCATCCGCAGTATTTCGGGCCGGACGCTGACCTTTGACAAGGACATCTTCGCGGCGGGCAGTGAGGCCGGGACGGTGATGCTGGAGCGGAAGGTGCCGGACCTTACCTGCATCTGCGAGTGCGACAACCGCATTTGGGGCGCGGAGGGGACGACTATCTGGGCCTCCGCCCTGGGGGACCCCAAGAACTTTTATGTGTACGACGGGCTGGCAACAGACAGCTACGCGGTGGCGGTGGGCACGGACGGGGCATTTACCGGGTGCATCGCCTACTCCTCCACGGTGCTGTTCTGGAAGGAAAACTGCGTTCACAAAATCCTGGGGAGCTATCCGGCGCAGTATGAAATCTACACCTACACGGTGCCCGGCATCCAGGAGGGCAGCGAGAAGTCCCTGGCAATCATCAACGAAACCCTGTTTTACAAGGGGCGCAGCGGCGTGTACGCCTACTCCGGCGGGACCCCGGAGCTTATCAGTGAGAACTTCGGGACCAGGCGCTTTTACGACGCGGTGGCCGGGACCGACGGGGAGCGGTACTACATTTCCATGCGGGACGAGGTTGGCGAGTGGGAGCTGTATGTGTTCGACACCCTGCGGGCCATCTGGCTGCGGGAGGACAACACCCACGCGGCGGACTTCGCCTATCTGGACGGGACGCTGTACTACCTGGACGCGGACACGGGCAAGGCCATGATGTGCGGCCAGGACTACGGCGAGGAGGGGGCCATTCCCTGGACCGCCACGCTCTGCCAGTTTGACGAGACGGTGCATGGCCGCAAGGGGTACTCCCGGATGTACCTGCGGGCGGACATGGCCGCCGGGGCATGGCTCAAGGCGGAGATCAGCACGGACGGCGGGCCGTTCCGGCAGGTGTTCGCCACCCACGACGAGCAGGCCAAGACGGTGCAAATCCCCATTCTCCCGGTGCGGTGCGACAACTTCCGGGTACGCCTGTCCGGCAAGGGCGTGTGCGTTATCAAGAGCTTTGTCCGGGAGTTTGCCGTGGGGAGCGAGTATTGATGGGAGGAATAGACGATGGCAACGGTATTGCCGGGGTCTCCCCCGTCGTTTGACCGAAACGATGTGAGCGGGACCGTCAAGGCGCTTTGCAACTATACCCGGACCTTGCAGGAGAACATCGACTTTATGCTGGGGCAGCTCCAGAAAAGCGTCACCGCCGCGCAGACCAGCATCGAGGGGCTGAACACCAGGACCACCAGCCTGCAAAGCGCGGTTTCCGGCCTGCAAAACAGCGTGGGCACGCTGGGGACGCAGTACAACCAGCTCGCCGTCCGCGTGGCGGCGCTGGAGGCAAAAGTTTCATAAAGGGGGTATTTCAAGATGGCAAAGGCACCAGATATGTCCCGCGACAAGGACCTGGCGGGCCAGACCGTCTCCAAGGGCGGGTACAACATCACCTACGACGAGAACGGCTACGCCACCAAGGCGACGAATTACAATCACGACCACTTTAAGGGCACGGACAAGAGCGTGGCGGCCAAAAGCTCCGACAGTGTGAAAAGCTCGTCTGACCGCAGCAGCTATGGCGGTTCGTCCTATGACCAGGACTATTTTTCCGACAGCGAGCTGCAACAGGCGGCGGAGCTGCGGGATCTGGCATCCTCCGGGAAGATCACCTGGGCGGAGGCTCACGACTATGTGGAGCGGGTGCGCGGGAAGTACGGCTACTCCGGCGGCACGGACGGCAGCAAATACATCAAGAGCGACCTAACAGCCTGGGACCCGGACAGCGCAGGCAGCTACGGCGGGAGCGGGTATGGGAGCAGGGGCGGCGGTTTCTCCTACGGGAGCGCACCATCCTATGTGAACCGCTACCAGAGCCAGATCGACGACTTGACGGCCCAAATCCTCAACCGGGAGGCGTTCAGCTACGACCCGGAGACGGACCCCACCTACCAGCAGTACAAGGAGAGCTACACCCGCTCCGGCGAGCGGGCGATGCAGGACACCCTGGGGCAGGTTTCCGCCCGCACGGGGGGCCTTGCAAGCTCCTATGCGGGCAGCGCAGCACAGCAGACCTATGACAACTACATGGCGGCGCTGGCGGACAAAATCCCGGAGCTGCGGCAGCTTGCCTATTCCATGTACCAGGACGAGGGGAACACCCAGCGGGCCAACCTGGAAATGCTCATGGCGCTGGAACAGGGCGACTACGCCAAGTACGCCGACCTGCTGGCCCAGTACAACACGGACCGCAGTTTCGACTACGGCGTGTACCGGGACGACATCAGCGACCAGCGGTATGACCAGGAGTGGAACTACCAGGTGGGCCGGGACCAGATCGCGGATAAGCGGTATGACGACGAGACCGCCTGGGAGCGCAGCCAGTACGCCAGCGAGACGGAGTACAACCAGGCGCTCGCCAAGGCCCAGACCCTCGCGGCGGCGGGGGACTTCTCCGGGTATAAGGCCCTGGGCTACACGGACGCGGAGATCGCCAACCTCAAGACCGCCTACGACAAGGCGCAGGCTGCGGCGCGTTCTTCCGGCGGTTCCGGCGGCAGCAGCTCCAGCGGAGGAAGCACAAGC